AATGCCTCAGGTAAATCTAATCTTGTGGAGATTTTTAAGCTTTTAAGGAAGATCTACGTTGAAAAAGACTCAAATCCATTTCTTGAATGGTGGGGTTATAACAATAGAGCTTACCTCTGTTATACCCATAGTCATTATAGGCTCTTCTTGTAGGTAACGTATCACTATGGTAGTTATAGTAATACCACCCACACTAGAGATAGAACCGTCCACAATCTCTGCATTTTTAGCTAGTAGGCGTATACCCCCTAACTCTGCAATTCCCCCTACCATAGCTTTTTCTTCTTCATATATAGGGTATAGTGAAGTAACTATTGTAAATGAGGGAGTATATCCCACGCTACAAGGTATCATTTAGGCTCTCCTAGTCTAGGTATAAATAAAATAATAAGTGACGTTTTTTAAAGGTTTAATGCCAAGGTCTTTATTATGTAGGCGTTCCAGGACTGCCATTGAAAGCCCCTAAAGGTAGCCACTCACTATAGTTGCCTGAGTAGTCTACACAAATCAACCATACAAAGTAAGGTACGCCAGTAGTAAGACCATCTAGTGTTATTCTACCATCTATAGAAGTAGTAAATAGAGACGCTGTAGACCTATCATTAGTAGTGCTTAGCCATATCTCTGTATGTTTATAGTCATTCTCTGGGGAAGGTATCCAAGTAACTATAAGCCTATCTGTAAAAGGGGCTACTACGATGCTTATAGGGTCGCTAGGAGCATCTTCATCACCAGCCATAGTAATGGATTGTACAGCGGTATATATACTAGAAGACGTATAGTAGTTAGCCTTAACTTGGTACTCATACTCTGCACCAGCTTTAAGCCCAGGGAACTTATACGTAGACTCGACAATATTAACTGTATATGTTAAGAATCCTACCTCTTTAGCTGAGATAGTGTAGCCAGTAACTAGGTTATTAGGAGCAGCAGGGGCATCCCAGTTAAGTACCGCTATAACATTAGCTACACCTTCTGGGGATATTTCAGTAGGGTCTTCTGTAGCAATCAAGTTAAGAGGTAGTCCCGGTACAGCATACCCGTCTTCTACCCCAGAGACAACCTCTAGCCCACCAGTAGCACTTACAGGATACCAGTCAGAAGGGTTACCTATATAGTCAAAGGACTGTAACCAGAAGAAGTAAGTCATTCCATCAGCTACAGTATCATATTTCATGGTATCGGAGCTACTTGACTTCTGTAAGGTTGCTGTAGACCTATCATTAGTACCTGATGCCCATACATCAGTGTGGTCAAAGTCTAGGTCAAACGGGTTGTTCCAGAATAATGTAGCAGCTCCAACAGTCTTATTAAAGGTCAATGTGTTGGGCGGTGCAGTAGGTATAACATCAGGAATCATTACAGCACTTTCTTCTACTGAGTAGGCACTCTCGACAGACCCATTGACAGCCTTTACTCTAAAGGAGTAGTCATCATTATCCGCTAGAACATCAACAAACAAGAACTCAGGCTCTATAGTAGTAATAGTTCCTAGCACAGCACCAAGGGTAAACGACCACTCTACTACATATCCTGTAGTCTCAGAAGCTACTGCATCCCAATAGACCCTTACATTATATCTATGTATACCATCAGGGGTTTGTTTAGAGATAAGCTCTATACCTAAGTTAATAGGTACAGTAGGGACGTTATAGGTCTTGTCGCCTGTTACGATAACAGGTATCTCATTAGTCCAATTAAGGTCTAAGTCACTATAGGTATCATCTAAGGCAAACATAGCATAGAGAGTACCTTTAGGAACATTCGGGTACTTAATACCGGCTAAAGCTCTTTGTGCTGTAGTCTTAGCTAACCAAAACCGTCTATCTGTAGGATCAAAGTTGCTAGTTAGACTAACAGCAGTGATAAGGTTACTGATGTCAGGTGCTTCATCTACACTAGCTTCGCTAAGGGTAACTACTACATCGTTTTCAAACGGCTCAACAGAACCAGTAGGTGCAAGAGGGGCATCGTTACTGATAATCATATCAGAAGATACACTACCTCTACCAACTAAGTCACGCGACTGTATCTTAACTAGGAACTCTCTAACAGGGTGTCCAAAGTCATTCATAATCATTTCACGAACATAGAGAGCAGCACCACCCTTATAGTTAGGTGCATTAGTATCTATTTCATAAGGTATAATATACTCTTTAACTAGTGCATCGTCATCGGTACGGTAGACACTGATAATATAGTCCTTAAGTAGTCCAGGATATAGGTTATTTGCTGGGTTATACTCCCAACCTATAGCCACCCTGTCTGCTGCAAAGGTAGTACCACCACCAACTACACTAAAGTTAATAGGAGGTAGTAGGTTAGAAGGCTCGTTAATGTATCGGAAGTCATAGACTATAGATGCTTCTTTAGAAAGCTCTCTACTTAGACCAATAGCCCGTATCTTTATAGTATACTGACCCTCTGTTACATTAGGAAACTCTAGGAACAGTTCAGAAGTAGAGAACAGAATACTAGGGTCATCATTCTTATTAATCCAAACCTCATAAGCTAGATGCTTAGGGTTATAGTCCCAGACTACACGTAGCAGGTTAGTCTCTATGATGTCATCATTGCGGTAGTCTTCTGTAACAGCTAAACCTGTAACAGCTTCTAATTGTTTCCATACATTATACTTTCTAGGAGGTAATACTATGCCTTTTTCTACTATATCCCATTGGTCTGGGTTGTAGTATGTACCTGTAATTAGGTATGTACCAATCTCTTTTTCTGCTATACCTATGATTCGGTAAGTCTTAGCTTCTATCACTGTAGTTTTCCAGAGATAGAACTCATGTAGCAGGTAGTCGCCAGCAGGTAGTGGAGAGTCTAGGGTAATAACCTCTAGTACGCCTACGTCTTGGGTGGCTATAGACTCTATACCTGAGTATTCAGCCCCCATAACATTGAATGAGAATCCTGCTTCTGTAAGGTCTACTGGTACATCCAGAGTTATTACAGTCCTAGAAGCATCTACACCTATAACCCTACCGCCATAAAAGGTAGTGTTATCGGCAGTAACAATGTCATTGTCCATGATAGCTACTACTTCACCGACAGCTACATCAATAACATTGAGAGCTACAGTAAAGGCGATACTGTCTGATTGGTAGTTAGCACTAAAGAGTAACCACCTAGCAAAGCGTCTAGCCTGCCCTTCTGTAACTGTACCATAAGCTACTACATCAGCTAGGTTAAAACCATATCTATTTATGGTAGCGTTACCCTCTTCATCATCTGCTTGAGGTTCGCTAACTGTTCTAGGTAAGTAGCGGTCGTCTATATCATTGAACGTAACATTGACAGCGGTAGTACGCTCTACTATACTACTTGCAGTATAGGTAAATAAGCCTTCCAATACGTTAGCATTGGTAAATATCTTGGTAGTCTCTGTAGGTCTATCCTGTATTAAGGAGATTTCACCTAAGTCATTAGTAACTACTACAGCTCGCATAGAAGCAGCTAAGATTTGTAGTAGCTGCCACGCACTAGACCTAGTTTGTATTACACCATTAAAGGTAAACCTAGCTTCTTCTCCATTGTATCCATTGTCTACTTGTTCATCGCAGAACTTCCCAGCATCGTAGAACTCCCAACGGTTTACTCTAACAGGTTGCCCTATGAAGTCACCTATACCATATCTAGGATGTGTTATAAGGTCATAGACTATCCACGCGTTGTTATCTGTCCACTCTCTACCAGGTTTGAAGTCACCATCCCAATCACCTGTATAGAGTTTAGTTAGTGGGTCATAGTTACTAGGCACTTGTACTTTAATACCCTTTACATCGTACCCTCTAGTAGGTATTTGGTTGCCTACCTCTTTAGCTGGTATAGTTAGGGCGGCTAGTGCAGTATCATCATAGGTTTCTGGCACTTCTGGTATCTGTATCTCTGACCATCTAACTATACTAAAGGCAGAGGATTCTGAAGTATCTACATCATCATCTGATACACGAACTACTCTAAAGTGCCAGCTTTCGCTACCTATATTAGTAGGTGGGGCTATACGGTAGTCACGTTCATACGCGGTAACAGTCTTACCTTCTATAACGTAATCAAGTCGTAACTGTTCTGTGCCTATAGCAGGGGTAGTTTGTTGTACATAGATTTGTATACGGACATTATGACCATTTAAATCACCATTCTCTTTATCTCGTTTATGCAGACCTCCAGAGAGCTGAATACCTACTGTTACAGCATCTATTCTATCTCCTAGTACAGGCTTGGTTACTGAGTTATCTTTGAGTACTGCATCATTAGTAGAGAAGACGCTAGAGATTTCCTCATAGCCTGTTATGTAGTCTTGGTCAGGTACTCCTGTTCGCAAGTCACCAGTTATACCCTCAAAGTTAAAAGAGTCATCAGCATTCTGCAGGACTAGTTGGTTTATGTATACTCCCTTATACCCACCTACTATACCTTCTATCTCACCCTCAGATAGCACCTCTAATACATTAACAGTAACGTCAGATACTAGAGTGTTCCCAGCTTCGATAGCTTGCCTAGAGTCTCCTTTAGATCCGCCACCATTATGTACTTTAAGCCAGAACTCCGGTGTACCTATATGAAAGGTATGGTGAGGAACTACCTCGAAGTTATATACCTTATGATTGGCGGGTAGTAGACCATGATGTTGTATGTCTATAGCTACAATAGTTGCAGTCTTCCCGTGCATATCTGTAAAGACATCCCCTATTGCAAACTCTTTAGCTTGTAGATGTTCGTTAGATGGGTAGTCATATATAGCATGGTTAGCTGTAATCTTAGGAAGTACAACACGTTCCCCATCTACATCTAGTGTAAAGGTATAGAGGTCTTCTGTTTCAGACTTATCGTGTATATGTACCTTAGATACACAACTATAGAATAGCTCACCTTTCTTGTCATAAGCTACTACTAAGTCGCCTGCTTCAACAGTTTCTATTAGGACACTTCCATCCTCAGTCCTAACTAGCGTACCTGCAGGGAAACACCCCTTACCTTGTAGTACTAAGTCTTGGTTAGGAGCGTAATCTTGTTTATATAGGTC